CTCCCTGGACACCTTGTGTACCTGTTGCTCCTTGTGCTCCTTGTGCACCTTGTGTACCTGTTGCTCCTTGTGCTCCTTGTGCACCTTGTGTACCTGTTGCTCCTTGTGCACCTGTTGCTCCCTGGACACCTTGTGTACCTGTTGCTCCTTGTGCTCCCTGGACACCTTGTGTACCTGTTGCTCCTTGTGCACCTGTTGCTCCCTGGACACCTTGTGTACCTGTTGCTCCTTGTGCTCCCTGGACACCTTGAGCACCTTGAACTCCTTGTGCGCCTTGAACTCCTTGAGCACCTTGGACACCTTGAAGAGCTTGAGGTCCTTCTGGACCTTGAGCACCTTGGACACCTTGAGCACCTTGGGCACCCTGACGGCCCTGAGCGCCTGTTGCGCCTTGAACTCCTTGTGCTCCTTGTGCTCCTTGAACACCTTGTGCTCCTTGTGGACCTTCAATTCCCTGTGGACCTGTAGCACCTTGAACACCTTGTGCTCCTTGTGGCCCTTGGACTCCTTGAAGAGCTTGAGGTCCTGTAGCACCTTGAACTCCTTGAGCTCCTTGAGCTCCTTGAGCTCCTTGACGACCTTGTGCGCCTTGAGCCCCCACAGCACCCTGGACTCCCTGGGCACCTTGAACTCCTTGAGCACCTGTTGCTCCTTGAATACCTTGAGCACCCTGTACTCCCTGAGCTCCTTGAACACCTTGAGCACCTTGAGCACCTTGTGCGCCTTGAGTCCCCACAGCACCCTGGACTCCCTGGGCACCTTGTGCACCTTGTGCACCTTGGGCACCTTGAACTCCTTGTGCTCCCTGCTCTCCTTGAGGACCAACAATAGTTCCAACATCATTCCAATTAGATCCAGTATATATCCACAAATTTCCAGTATCTGCCGCAATTACACCGTCTCCAATTGATGGAGGATACCAAGAAAAAAGAGTATCATCTGAAGTTAATGTAGTATTTGGACTTGAAGTAGTAACCGATGGGACAGAACCAACTATTGTTACTGAAGTTCCATTTTGTCCTTGTGCTCCTTGAGCACCTTGAGCACCTTGAACTCCTTGGGCACCTTGAACTCCTTGGGCACCTTGAACTCCTTGGGCACCTTGGGCACCTTGGGCACCTTGGGCACCTTGGGCACCTACAGAACCTTGAACTCCTTGGGCACCTTGAACTCCTTGAGAACCCTGGACACCTTGAGAACCCTGGACACCTTGAGGTCCAGTACCACCCTGGACACCTTGAGGTCCAGTAGCACCCTGGATACCTTGGGATCCTTGAATACCTTCAACTCCTTGTGAACCTATGGCACCTTGAACACCTTGTAGACCTGTGGCACCTTGAATTCCTTGAAATCCTTGGATACCTTGAAATCCTTGAGCACCAACAGCACCCTGGACTCCTTGTGCTCCTTGTGGACCTTGAATTCCTTGTGGGCCTGTGGAACCTTGAACTCCTTGAGCACCTTGAAATCCCTGAAGACCTTGACTGCCTAGCGGTTCACCCCAATATGCTGAATTTATACCATTTGATATTAAAACTTGTCCAGCAGACCCAGAACCGCTTTCTGTATATAAAGCCCCACTGAATCTGATATCACCAAGAACATCTAACTCTGATGTAGTTAAGATTCCGCTAATCGATACATTCCCAAGAATATCTAATTTTTCTTTTGGCTGGGTAGATCCAATCCCAACATTAAACCCTGCGTCAGAATTTATAATTATATTTTGTGTAGAGTCATCAACTTGAATAAAATTTGCAAATTGAGATAGTTCTCTATTTATAGACATCTTTACATTGCTTTTATATTTTTATTTAGTTATACTGCAGTAGTGCTTAGATTTCCGGAGTCATCAACGATTAATCTGTATGCAGTTCCATTTGGAGAAGTTAAAATAACTCCATGTGATGTATTTAATCCTACAGATACATCACCACCAATAATAGTCAATTTTGATGTTGCATTTGTTGTTCCTATTCCAACATTAGATGTTGTGTGAATTCCCGAATTATTTGAACTCCAATATGAATAATAATTTATTGTGGATCCCTCACTAGATCCGGATCCAGTGCTAACTGTAGCATATGATAAAATATCAATAACTTCTCCACCAAAACAAGAATTATTTAATATAATGCTTGTTCCATTTGATGCAACATAATCCGACTCAGTTAGTCTGATGCCATTTATATAAACATCCACAAATCCAACATTATAAGATGTAGTAAATTCAGTTTGTCCAACTGTTGCTACTGTTGATATACCAGTTCTTAATGTTGGAAGTTGAAGACTTATGTCAATGGAACTTGATCCAGCTCCAACCCAAGAAGATGGATTTGTCAGAACAAACTCATTGCTGACAAAATTAATATCAGTGACTTGGTTTACACCACCAACAATTACTCCCGCATCACGAACTGTAATAGATCCAGGTATAAAAACTCCATTAGAAATGATATCGGTTTGTTTTGCCCAATATCTATTTCCAGACCCAGTATTATCGGAGACTAAAAAATAAAGATCTGAAATATTTCCAATATATGGGTTTATCCCAACAGAAGAAACCCCAATAATAGGATCTCCTAAATCTGGTTCTGCTTGCTCCAGTCCTAAAAATTGATAACGATCGCTATTAATTCCTGATTGTGGAGTTTTTTTAACTCTACCTGAGACTATTTTTGCCATTTACTTATTGTTTTGCAGTTTCGAGGATACTTAATACAATATTTAATTTACTATCTTCTGTTGCTTGAACTTTGATTACATCATTAGTCTCAAGTGCCAATCTCCCATCTGGAACTAAATTTACACTATCATTAGGTGGGACATAAGCACCATTTGCAAATTTATAATCTTCCGGATTTTCACTTAAACGAGAATGCCAAGCAGTAACTTGTACAGTGCTGTCAGATGTTAAATTTGTAACATGAGCTAGAATGACAATAGCTGCTACACCAACAGGACAAGTATAAATTCCAACTTGACTTGATGTTATGTCTTTGCGAATTGTTTTAAATCTGTTAAGTGCTACTGCTGCCATTTTAATTACCTAATGCGATGATGAGTGGTGTTATTGTGTTTGTTATGCTTTGATCAAATGATCTTCCAGTCAATGTTCCAGTTAATTGATTTACTACTAGACCATCACCAATTCTAAAATTACCTGCTTGATCTGTGCTGGTGTAAACGACCTCTCCTCCATTTAATTTCACAACTTCATTTTCTGGTATTACAACTCCACCAAGAGCAGGTTTTGCAGTATTAATATTATTTCCAGATCCAACCCACTCAAAAGAATGAGAAGATGTAATCTGAAGACTCAATCGATTTAAATAAACAGTGGTTCCAGCACTTACTGTATTATTTAGATTTGTATTGAGAGTAACTGTTGAAATTCCTGCAAAAGGTAAAGTTGCAGATTCAATTGTGTAATATATTGGATATAAATTCAATGATGCCGTTGCAGTTACTCCAGTACCTATAGGTCCTGCAATTGCAATTTGTGGGTTATCGATAAATCTATATTGATTGCCAGTACTAATAATATCAATAGAAGTTACAGACCCATTTTCAATATTTGCAATTGCTTCAGCGCGAATACCATTTGGGCCAGTTGGTTCATCGATTACTACTAATGGAGATTGAGTATAACCAGATCCACCATTAGTTACCTCTATACTTTGTACAGTATAATAAATTTCTCCAAAATGAACAGTTTGCCCATCATAAGGTCTTAGATTTCCGATGCCAGAAACCTCAACAATTGCTTGCTCCAATTCTGCATCAGTGTTTGCAATTCCAGTATAACGATAAATTGACTTAGTATTATAATCACCAACACCATCACTAACTAAACCTTTTGTACCGAAGGAAGAGTTGGAGTTTGTAATATCACATTGACCACCAGAACCAGTAAAGATTGCAATATCGTCACAGATCGTAAAGATAGAAACTAACTGAGAGTAAGCACCATTAGTGATTGAAACACCAATACCACCTTGATTGTATTGAGTGTAAGAGTCAACACTCATTGTACCAGTTACACCAATATCATCTTTATCTCCTGGTTCTGCATCAAATCCATCAACCTTCATTCCAATTGATTTTGGAATGAAGTTGGTGCAGTTTCTAATGTATGGACCTTGTGTAATAGGTCCAACACCAGGAGAATATGGTGGGAATACAACACCACCAGAAACATAAGTATGTGGAATTGTAGAAACTCCAGTATTGACTACAAAAGTAGTTCCTGTTCCAATAACCTGAAGAACTTTAAAATCATATCCAAGATTTCCTGTTGGATAAAGTGTTGTTGTACCTGCTCCACTTGTACAAGAGAATTTTAGATCGTGGAGTTTTACAAACTGACCAACCTTTACAGTAGCACCAGGAGCAGTGATAGTTGTAATGCCTGTTACATTATCATAAGAAGCAGTTGTAACTCCAATTGCACGGTTAACAACAAAACCACCACCAATATAATTATGTGCAATTGTTGAAATTCCAGTATTGATTACAAACGAACCGTCGCTATTAACGGATGTTACATCAAACTCATAACCATAAGCACCTGATGGATATTTTTGAGTTCCAATAGAACCACCAGAAGTACAATTGAATAAAAGATCTCTTACTTCAACAATATCTCCAGCTTTGACTGAGAGTGTTGGGGCAAGAATTGTTGTTGTCCCTGAAGTGTGATCATAAACAGCACTTGTAACACCAATTATAGAATCAGTTCCAAGACCTGCATTTGCGGGGAATGAAGTATTAATTCCAGCACCAAGAACTGTAAGACCATTATCAAGGATGGATGTTACAACACCTACGCAAGAATAGATTGCAGAAACAACATTTGCACAAGATCCAATATCTTCATTAGATCCAGTGGCATCATCTGCCTGCATTGCTAGATCTTTAACCTGACTATAGGTTGACTGATAGTTTCCAGTCCAAGAAACATTATTGATGCAAGATCTTGCGATTCCTGCAGCATAGTTCAGTGCATCAATCGTTGCTGTTTTAACACTATATCCATTTGGATCAGTGCCAGTAATGTGTAATAATGCGCCAGAATCACTATAGTAAGACTTACCTGCACCAACACACTTGAGATTTCCACCTCTTGTAATGTCGTGGATGATTGCCTTCAGTACATCTTTAATATCATCGCTACAATTTACAGGTGCTGTTGGAGTTCCTGATCCATCAACAACAACAAATGCAGGACTCTTATAGTCGGTACTAGTTAAGTATCCAACTGTCTCTGCTGCGATAAAGTCAAGATTATAACGAATCATTCTTGCCGCATCAAAGAAGCGATCTGTTGCAACACCAGCAAGTGGTTGTAGTGAAACAATCGCAGCACCATCACTCATATCAGGACCAATGAAACTCAAGTCCGTGATATGACAACTATTGTTTACATAGAATAAGTCTCTATTTGTATATTTTGGAGTAACTACACAGTTACGAAGTTCTGTACCTTCAACCGCAACTCTCTTGGAAAGATAGATTGGATTTTCCTCAATATAAACACCAGGGAATACCTTAATTGTATCACCAGGAAAAGCAATGGCGGCAGCTGCTTTAATTGTTCTTTTAGAATCATTTTCAGTTAAACCACTATTTGTATCATTGCCATTTTGTGTTACAAAAATTGTCTTACCAATCGGGAAATAAGAATCAATGTTGACAACACCTTTACCTGGATTTTCTGTTGTGGTTAATCGAACTCCAATCCCTGCGGTAATTTGGGTTACAATTCCAGATAATACTTCCCCATTCCCCAAATATGTAAGAGCATTAACGGTATTAGTAGTGACAGTTTCTGCTACTGACACATTTGTAGCGGTAACAAATCCTAAAGTGCTGATTCCAGAAACATTCAATTGAGTTACTGATGCAATTCCACCAACAACATTGATTGCTGTGGTTGAAGTGCCAACAGTGATTTCAGTGCTATTATTCCACGCTGGGGATGATCCTGGACCTCCTGATAATAAAACTTGACCCAATTCTCCGGAAAACTTGTATCTTTGAAAACTAAAAGTTACTGTTGTAAGTCCAGAGTTGGTATGATTTGGAACAATTCCAAGAGAACTTGCACCAATACTAACAATTCTTGTATTATTTTGTATGAATGTTCCTGTTACATAATCACCAACTAAAAGTCCAGAAGTATTAATTCCAGAAATAAAGTCTAGAGATGTTGCTGAAGCGATACCAGTAGTAGATCCAATACTGGTATTGGAAGTTGGGACATAAATTCCACCACTTATTGATAAGTCACCATTAACGGATAAAATATAGTCCGGAGTAGTTGTGCCGATACCAACTTTCTGACCTTCGGTGAAGATCAAATTGTCTGCTACTTCCAGACCATTCTTTACGACAAACGACTTGTTGACACTCATTTGTTCTCCCTAGAGGTTCACTATCCCCTCTTTTTATTTATTTATAATTTAATATACTGTGGTTGTGTGTACAATTGAATTTGTTCCAGGATACACATAAATTGATCCGGCACCATTTCCAGAAAAAGATGCACTTCTAACTGTTATACTAGAACAGTCGAAGGCATATGCTCCATATGCTCCGGTATCACGAATATGTGCTCCATCACCCAATCTTATGCAACCATTGTTAAATGCAAGTAAACCATGCTCATTGATGTTTGTTATAATATCTCTATCGGAATCAATGTTTGCGCTATAGCTAGAAAAACTACCTCCAGTGGATGCTTGTATTCCTCTACCACAATCTGAAACAATAATACTGTAAGCACTAATTAAACTACTATCTGCGAGTATTCCAGTACTATTTCCAGATGGACCATTAAATCCATGAAATGCACAGTTTTCAAGTCTAGCAGATCCTGCCAAACCTCTACTGTCTACAGTAGGACTTGCCACCTGATTTCCCGGAGAACCATTCCAAGTTCCAAAAAATACAATATTAGAAAATCCACCTACACCACCAGTTGCTCCGCCTAAAGCAGATTTCATGTAAAATCCATTATATGAAAAATGAAATCTTGTGGGGTAGTGATTTGCTAGTGTTGTGTAATTTTGTGCTTTTGTTTGTGATGCCAGTGTAGTAGAAGTTGGTCTAGTTCCTACTCTACTTGCACCTACTATTTTAATTTGTCCACCTTGTGGAGGATTTAAAATAAGATATTGATTAATATCACTAGATCCTCTAAAGTAATAGTCTCCAGCAGGAACATTTAGTTCTATAATCACATTTGGATCATATACTCTATTAACTACATCACTATATACTCTTTTAAACAAATCCCCATTTGCTTCATAATCAGTAGTTGATATTGTACCATAACTTGATAAATTAAATGTTACGGTGCTCGCAAAAGTATCATCCGCAATTCTTTCTCTGCTAATATTATTCCTAAAAGAAGAAGTATATTGTGGCATTTTAGGTCTCCTGGATTAGTTTACGATGCGCCAATCATAAGTAGAACCACACCACATCAAAGTAATTGCTTGGCTATCAACATCCATAATAAGTGTATCTCCAGCAGCTCCACCTTGAATTCTATCTACATTATTTGGATCTATTATTATATTATTTTTAAACGCATTTCCAGTATTAGTCTCGCCAGTTCCTATATCAACAATACGAACCCAATCTCCAAGTTGCACTGAAGAACCAATAGGAAGAACTACTGTTCTTACATTGGAAGTATTTAATAATAAAACTTTATTCATATCATTTGCAGTCAAAGTAACATCTGTTGATATTACGGTATCATTATATACAGAAAATCTAGTCCTTCCAGTAATTACACCTTCACATTCAATAGAAGGAACATTAATAATAGGACTATTATTTAAATTGAGATTATCACCAGAAGGTAGTTCTTTGAACCTATTGTCTGTAGAATCAAATATTAATGGATATCTATCAGCCATTTTTAGAGTTTTCTTTTATTTATGTTTAGAAGTCCGGAACACCTGGAGGTAGTATCCACCAGTTTGCGCTAAAATTATTAATACTTGTTGGCGAGAAGAATGAATTTGAAGATTGCCCATAGTACCCAAATCCATATGCACTTGTTGGGGACCAAGAAAGAACAGAATAATCTACACCAAGTCCTATGCCATCAGAAATATTATTTTCATCCCAAGCCAAAGCTAAGAGTTGATATGAATAATTTATATTTTGCCACGCAGTTAAACTATTTTTAAGAGTAATATTATTTGCATTCAGCATTTTGTAAATATTATAATCCGTTGCATTAACAATCCTACTTGTGCTGTTATCAAGAGTTGCGGTTAGTCTATAATTTTGAATTCCACTTGCTGCGAGACTTAAGAAATTCTGCCATCTTGCATCATCAATGCAATTGTTAGTTCCGGGAAGAACTTTTCCAGGTACCTTAGATAGAGTTCTTGGATCCCTATTATCAGTATTTGATAATATGAGGATTCTCCCAGCACTATCAACATAAAAATCTCCACTTATTAGTGGATTATATGGTTCCATGATAGGAGTTACATTTAAAGTATTAAAACTTGTTGTGTATTTTACTAGTCCTTTATAAAGTCTCAAGTCTTGAATATAAAAATCATCTGGGGTAAGTCTTTGGAAATTTGGTATTGCAAAATTATAACCACTGGAGGTCAAATCCATAGCTCTAGTGCCACTCGCCCAATTGATTCCATTGACCCAAATTCTAAAAGTACTTCCAGTTCTTGTCAGTGCGATATGATTCCAAGTATTATTTGATAAAACTTGTGATGAAGTTTCGCATATTGTCTGAACAACTCCATTTGCATCAGGATATCCAAGTAAAAGACCACGCCTAAATTGTGAGATATTAGGCCAATTATCACCTTTTACAAATAGTTGGAAAAAGTAATCGTTTGCATTTCTACTATCAATATATGAAGGATAGAATACTGACATTCCAACCTCGCCCCCAAAATTAAGTCCACTAAACCACATCCACATTTCTACAGTAAAATCATCAAATCCAAGAACTTGAGTTTGATTGGTATTAATTCTGAGTTGAGTTACTTCAAAAGTTCTAGTAGTTGTTCCTTTTGCTAATTTATAAGATCCAATATTGCCATAAGATCTACTTCTTTCTATTGATATTGCTGGACTAGTTCTCCCCGGAATAGTTCCAATAACCGTTGATGCACGAAGTCCTCCATTTAAAGAATTTTTAATTCTCACCTCAGGACTCATATCCTGTACTTGATTTATAGTGTTGAATGGAATTGAGTATATTAGTTGACCTGCATTTGGATCATTGTTTGCTGATATAGTTCTAGTTTTAACCTTCCAATTTGCTAAAGTATCTTCTAATTTTACCGTTATAGTTTTTTCTTCAAGCCAATTTGAAGTGGTATTCAATTTTAGTTGAAGAGTATCTCCATTTCTTATTGTAGTAGATGTTACAAACGCACCTCCATTAACTGACAATAATCCATCAATAGAAGTTATAGAAATATTAAAATCAATATTGTTAGAAAGACCTCCAATTGTTAAAACTTCGCTTAAAATTTCTGCATTCAATTCAGAACTTGGTAGATCTGTAAATGATAAATTGGATGGAACATTGTCTACAGTTCTAACATTCCAAGAAGTAGTACTTTGGATATCAGGTGACACATCAAGAGATATTCTTATTACTACAGTTTTTTGCGTGAAACTTAAATTAGATGAAGTCACTTTTAATCTTAAAATATCTCCATTTTTTACTATTGTAGAATTTACAAATTCTCCATAATTTACGCTAAGTAATCCTTCATTTGAAGTTATTTCTGCGGTGTAACTAAACGCATCAGTAAGTCCCTGTACTGTATATGTGTCACTTATTACTTCAGTAGAAAATCTTACATCAGTCACATCAGTGAAGAGCAAATTCTCCGCTTTTCCACCTTTTTTAGTTTTTACTATCCAAGTAAAATCTTTTTTGCCTATTGTAATTGTTGTAGAATATGTTTTATCATAATATTCAAGTCCAACTTCAGATCCCTGAAAAGTTCTATTGTCAAATTGAGAAGATCCCTGCGGATTAAAAGTTATATCACCATCACGCGATCCAACTGTAATATTACTACTTAATGAAATGTTATATGAAGTGGGAGATCTATCAACTACAGTTAAATTAGTTTCTAAAATATTAGGAGGAACACCGAATATACGAAGACCTACAGTATTTCCATTTCTTACATAAGAAGGTAATGTGCTGTAATCGAGTTCTGGAAATGTTGTATCAAATGTAGTGGCAGTTTGATCTAATGTAATTTTGTCATTATCGAATGTCTTAAAAAAACTCACATTACCAACAAAGTATTCGCCATCACCTGTGATTGAAATTGGAACTTTGTAGTTTATATCTTCAACAAATTTTAATAGAGTTGTGTAAGTTTGACCTGGTTCCGCATCAATCAAATCTCCAAAATTTATATCAAATGGATAATTATCATAAGTACCTCTAAAAGAGTACTCAGATGCGTTACCAATTGCTCCTAGTAATGGCATTTTACTTTATTGCTGTGTATACTGAGACAATGATCTTAGAACTGTAAATCTATCATTAATAGTTCCTGCATTTGATTTTTTCACAATGACATAAGTATACATATCAATTCCACTTGAGTTTCCTTCAGTAATTGCAAGATCTCCATATTCAAATATATTTACTGGCGAACTGTCAATTTGAACAGTTGTATTGTAGAATGCAGTTCCACCTTGTGTTGTCATAACTGCAACAGTTAGTGTTTCGCCCACATTCATGAATGAATCAAGAGATTCTACATTACTGGATCTAAAATTAATAGTCCAATTTCCTGTTGCAGAAGAAGTGTAATAATAAACATTATTATCACTCAAGTCTATATTTACTGTAGAGACAGTACCCAAAACAGTGGTAGAATCTACTGTAATTCTTTCAATAATTTCACCAACATTAAGAATTCCTTTAATATTAGTAGATCCAGTAACTTCTAGTTTGAAGTCTGCACTTGCCTGAGTTGTTCCAATACCAACATTGACTGAAGTATGAATACCTGTTGGTGAAGTTTTCCACACAGGATCCAAACCGCTCAGTCCAGATCCATCGCCAAAGTATGTTCCATAATGAGTGCCAGTCCAAACCCCAACATAGTGTCCATCATTATTCTGAATCGGTCCAAACTTTCTCCATTGATTATTTGAAGTGTAAACCCAACCAAGATAACCACCATCGTCTGGACTTGAATAATATTCAACATCCCCATTATTACCGAAATCAGTTGGTGTAGAAATTCCTACAGTATACTTTCTAGAAATTACTGCATCACCTTGAAGATATAAAGAGTTTGCTTCAACGCCACGAGATGAATTAGAAGTGATCTTATCATTAAAGATTACTGGACCATTGAATTCGGAAACATTATTGCCGCCCTTACCACCTTCAACTTTAATTGATCTAGTTACACTTACATTTTCGGTATTGACAATATTGATTGCAGCTGCAGTTCCAGTTTCAACAAAAATCTCTTCACCCCGAATAGATGGAACTGGAGCATCAAATACATCCTCTTGGCCTGTTGCAGAACTTACTCTCTTATTGCCAATATAGAAATCTCCATCATTATTCATTCCAGTGTAGACATTTATACCACCATCAGATTTAAATGATTGTGATAGTAGTTCTTCTTGCTCGGTGATTTGTCTGTCTTGACGATCAGGGAATGCATTAGAATAGTTACCTGGACCGAATCCAACATATTCAAAAGTATGTCCAGATGCACGAAGAATAGAGTGTCTACGGAATTCAACAGGATATGCATGTACTTTTCTTACTACGGATCCAGATGTATGAGCAGAACTACGAGTTCCTAGCAATCCTCTGAAGACAGAAACTGGATTGCCATTAACAGTTTCACGAATTCTCATAATTTCATCATCAATTTGAATATAATCACCGATCTTAAGACCAGTCGAATCAATTGATGAAATTGAGATCGTAGTACCAGTAGTCGTAATGCCAGCAGTTATTGTAGAACTAACTCCACCATACTGCTCTACCAATCTTTGTTCCTCTCTTCCTGTATTCTCTCCCTCCTTAGAAGTATATCCATAAGGATGAACAATAATAGTTCCTGTTGTTGCGGGAGAGGAATTTGAAATCCCAATATTTAGATTGATTGAAGTAATTGAATTAACTTTCGATACCAAGAAATTTCCATTATATAAGGAACTATTTGCTCCTGATACTTTTACTTTATCTTGGGCGGAAAAACCGTGAGCAGAACCAAAAGTTACTGTTGCAATTCCAGAGATATTATTGTAAGTGAATGATGTTGCAGTAACAGATTTACCAGTTAAATATGCATTAGAATTTGATGTTATGGTTGCGCCAACTCCACTTGTCGATGGAGATGTAATTGAACCTGCGGAAGCAACTTGGATAGATCTAGTGCTAGAAATACCAGTTATTCTATACAAATCATTATATTGTTTGTAATTGTCACCCGAAATGCCAGTTAGTTCAATAACTTCATTAGTATGATTATAAATTGAGGTAACAGTCACTGTAGCAACAGTATGTCCAGATGTTGTCGCAACTCCCACAACTGATAATACATTGCCAACTTGGTATGCGCTACCACCATCCATTACCTCAATATTGGTAATTTGACCTGATGAGTTAATCTTAATAACTGCAGATGCACCTCGACCAGAACCACCGATTAACTGCGCATTATATAAAGTTTCTATTGCACCAGTTGTTCCATATGCAGATCCTGCATTGGTAATAGAAAGGTCAGTAATTGGATTCAATCCGTGATCTATATTAGTGTGGAAAGTATGTGCAGTTCCAGCAGAATTACTAACAATATTAGTTAAACCAAATCCAACTTTGTTTTCAAATAAGAAGTTTTCAAGAGTCTCTTTAGTGATACTCTTTTGGGGGTCATTTATAACAACTTGACCTATTGGATCAGGAAGCGCATATGATTGAGATGCCTCTGGATCAGAAATTACATTATCTCTATCAAGTTGTGGATAAAGATATTGAACTGGTTGCGATAGTCTTAAGTGATCAAACGGTGCTATTGTTGGATTATTTGAGGAATTAATTACTGAAACATGATAAATTCCATCTTGTTGATTTTGAAGATACTCCTGAACTTGTTCTGTTCTGTATACAACATAAGTTCCAGGAAGTTTCTTTCGATTGAAATAAGGAAGTGAAGTATTTCTAACAGAAGTATTATCCAAGAAAGTTCCTGGATTATTTGTTAAAGAATATGAAAACTCTCTTCTACTTGGAATTGAAGTTACTACATAAGTTCCATTGTAACCAGAGGTAGAAAGTCCAGAGACATTGTTTGAGCTTAGGATATTTACAATTTCAACTTGTGAACCAACAGAAAGATTATGTGGAAGCTCAGTTTGAATTGTAGCAACAGAACCTACCCAAGAAGCATTAGAAATAAATCTCGTCTTCTTAAGTTCTGTTGAGTTTGAAAGTGTTTTTGTTGTATTATCTGGGCTATATTGATAATTGATTTCAGTATCATCTAATGGTAGAGATGTAGAATCTTGAATGATAAATCCATCAAGAGGTGGTCTTGCCTTAATTGTAGTATCTCTTGGAATAACATATCTAAACTTGTATAAAGTATCTTCATAATTTCTATTATCTGGAGTTCGAGTAATATAAGTTCTAGAACTTACTCTAATTCCAGATGCCAGAATAGCATTATAAATCCCATTACCTTGATTAACCTTCAAATACCACTGACCATTAGCAGAGTCATATTGAATTGGATGGCCAATATCACCAGGAGACTTGTCCGAAACTCTACTTACAACTTTAAGATTTGAAGTTTTTGCTGTGAGAATGTTAATCGCATAAGAAGAAAGACTACCATTCTCCGCATCATTTAATGAAGATGCAAGGCGAACTTGAGTGCTTCCAATTCCTGTTGCAGTAGCATTAGTAATTACATAATAAACTGAATTGTGATCGAGACCATCAGGAATTTCTCCAGTATCACTAATAATTCTTACAGTCTCACCATTAATAAAATTGTGAGGTGCAGTAAGAGTAATTGTATTTGCCGATATATTATTAGTTACTCCATTTGCAAGTTTTGCGACATCATATTCTTTTTGGTAAGTAATCCCATCAGATCCATCCATTACGATGGTCGCAGAATATGTTGTAGATATTCCAGAACTTGAAAGGATTAAGTTAAGTTGATCGTTTTGTTTTGCACCAATTCTATAACCATCGATAACACCAATTGGTCTAGAATTTTCATTAGTTTGATTATAAAGATAAAGTCTAGAACTATTTCCGACACTTACAGTTTTAGCAACATCAATTGAATCAAATTCAATTGTTATATTAGATGAAGTAATCTCTTTTGGTGGTACGATGTGACTAATATAACCTAGATCATCACGAATGAATTTATCGTCTCTAAATCCTTTTGATAAGAGAGACTTTGCGCCAAAGTTTGAGTTAGAATTAGTGATGGACATATCACCACCACTATCTGCTTCAAAGTGTTGTGAATATCCAATCGCAAAGATAGATACGCATTGAATAAATGCATTATTACTTGCTTTAATATGATATGACTCATATGATGGTTTATATCTAGCAAGAGAATCAGAGTAGATATTTGCTACATTTGTGGTATCAATGTATTTTCCAGTTGTTGGATCATACTTTACAAAAGCATTGTTGTCCTTTTGGAGAGAGATGCCCGTGAACTGAGCAACAACCATACTCTTAAATCCAGTCACAGAATTACCATCTGCGTGCATTCCACAGAGTCCGTAAACAGATCGCAATGAACAGTTGAAGATATATGGTGATGCTGATGTAACAGTATCTACTACAATGTTAAGTGTTCCTTGTCCAAAAACAGAATCAATGCCAGTTGGTGGTGGATTTGATGTTGCATATTTGATTTCAGTATCGCTTACAACTTCCTTAACTACATACTGACCATTAAAGGTGCTAATGCCAACACTATTGATACGAATTGGAGTATCAACATCAAGCCCAGTAACCTCTTGCGCTAATGTTACGGTAATTTCTGTTCTATCTCCACCACCTACTCCATCTCCAGCACGGATACTTGAGATTCCAACTTCTTCGCCACGAGATCCAACAATACGATACTCATCAATTTTTGATTCAATGTCAACTACTGAGGGATAATCTGGTGATATTGATCTACCGCTTGAATTGCCATAAGCAAGACCAATCTTTTCATAGTAAATGTCTAGATCAGTTCTATCTGTAGAATAAGTGTTAAATGCATCGTCAATTTCTACTGCATTTGCGCCATCTGCATATTCAAATGCAGTGAGTTTATTATGTGAAAAATTTGGAACAAATGTATTGTTTGTATAGTCTTTATAACAAACTCCATTTGGATTTGCGTCAAAAATTGACATCTGCCAAAGATAGCAAGCACCTGTCAATCTTAAAATTGCAGATCTTCCAATATTATCATTCTCTGGGTCAGGAACATACTTTGGACGAATCTTTGTCTTACGAAGATCATATCCCACAACAGAAGTTCCTCTTGGAACTATTACACCACCGTGAACAGAATTAAACTTATAAAGAGCATTATTATCTGCATTTATATCAAAGTTTGTCTGTAAGTCAAACTCATAAAAATCACTTGAAGTTGTTCCATCTCTCTTGAGGAAAGTAGAACCTGTGATCGGGATCCAGCCCGGTCTATTATCAATTAAGTGTTCACCTGGATATAGAAGAATTGTTGTGTTGCCAAACTTGTCATTATTTGGACCAGGAAGATATGAGAATCTTGCAGCTTCGATCAGCGCACGCTGTAGAGTCTTAAATGGTCTTGCAGCACTAGTTCCATCATTTTCGATGGAATCGGTGGAGTCTAGTGCGTTGGGATCGACATATATGATATTTCCTCTGACGCTACGAAGAAAATTTGATAATCTGGATAGCCCCATCTTATTATCGCTAAAGTTCTTTATTACCTATTTAGCGATAATAAGTCCTCAATCATAAGAACAAAACATAGAAATTAAAACAAATAAAAATAAAAGAATTAAACAAATTTCTAATGAGTTGATCATAAGAAAAAAAGCTCTAGGACTATCTATAGTCTCGTAGAGCTTTAATGTTTACTTTTGTTTTGATTTCGCCATAGATTGAACTATATTTTCTATGTCTGACATTGCATCATGTAAATTAGGTTGTTGTCCAGATTCTTGTTTTACAACTGGTCGAGAACTATCTGTTACAGTGTATCTCCATTGTCCCATTTCTGGACACAACCATAAATTAATTTTCATTTTTGAAGTGCTCAAGCTCTATCCAATTCCGAAGAGTTTGAAATGCACTAATGGAAGCATCTGTGCAATTATCATCTTTGAGTTTTTGAATATAATATTCAAATGCTTCAATTGCCATTTCTCGGTCTTTTTGTGAAATTAATGACATATTAATCGATAGGTAACATTTCTGGATTTGATAGTTCCAATTCAAACATAAGAGGATGACACTCCTCCAAAATTAAATATTGTGAAGAACGGTGTAAATCTTCTGGTTCGTATCGCCTTTCATTATCAGCTAATTTTATGAGTTCCAAATCTTTTATGGAGTCATCTTCTAGTTCATCAAAAGTAAATGGAACTTGATTGATGAAATACATAAGAACGATTTGTGTCCCTTTATTGTACCAGACATAAGATGCATCAATTCTGTATTCCATCAGATGTCTCCTATTACTTGATATTATTTAGAAATTATTATTTACTGGATGATATTTCAAATATTCAAAAAAAGTTAGTTTCATTTCTTTGGTTGACATTCCACAATGTTTAGCTGCAATTGGGAGATTCCATTTTGCATGAAATAAATTTTCGTTCGCTTCGTTTACATTTTCTGGTGTCGTTTTCGCCCTCTCTTCTTTCAGTAATTTGTAGTTAATTTGATATGGGTTCATTTTTAAAAAATATAAGACAAGAAAATTTAATGGGATTATTTTTATTAAAAATGAAATTTAAAGTGGATTTGTATATGAGAGTGTTTCTTCATCCACAGTAGCACGAACAAAGTCTAACACATTCATAAATTCTTCTACAGTATCACAGGTCACTTGTTTCTCCGATCCCTCACTGGAGTACAGATACACTGTACGCTTGATAGGATCCACCACGCAGCTTGAAAGGTACTCGTCTTGCATTTTATTGATTTTTGATTACCTAGGTATCATAGCACGGTGCGGTGCTGGTGTCAAGCAAATTTCTGCTTTCAAACATCAAACCAAATATTTAACAATAACAATTCCACTCCCACCATTATTTACATCTGTTGGTAATCCATATGTACTTCCTCCTCCACCTCCACCAGTATTTGTAACGCCAGGTTGAATTAAAGAAAGATTAGTTGAAACAGGATTTATTCCTTGCAAACAAGAATTACCTCCTCCACCTACTCCACCAAGTCCTTGAGAAGACCATCCCATTCCACCTCCACCTCCTCCAAAATATCGTCTATTGGAATCTGGTCCTGATGTTCCGACAGATGATGGATAGTATAAAAGACCTTTTCCAGATCCTCCAGCACCTCCAGAAGAACTACTTGGAGCTGATGAACCATTTGACCCAGAACCACCACCACCACCTGCAGAAAACCGAGAGTCGAATGTAAATGAACCAGAACCTCCAGAATAACCTTGTGGAGGAGATACTGATGGAACATTTCCCAAACCACCTCCTGATGCTTGTCTAAAGGCAGCGCCGCCTCCGCCGCCGCTTCCTCCACTACTACCACTAGTAGAAGTTCTTGCTGTTGAATCTGATTTATTAAGTGATCCACCGCCGCCACCACCAGCAGCAGTTACAAAAGAACCAAAAGATGATGATTGTCCATTTGTTCCTTGTCCAGGATTTGATAGTCCACCAGCTCCTCCATTTCCAACTACAATTGGAATTCTAACCTTTCCTTCTGGACACAATACTGGTGTTTGATAGACCGTTTCTATGACACCGCCGCCACCGCCGCCGCCACCACAATCTCTACCGCCGCCACCACCACCACCAACAACTAATGTGGTAATAGTTTGAGGAAAATTCGATCCCAAAAAATTAATATTAAAAGTGCCTGAAGAAGTAAAAATGTGAACCTTCCAACTTAATCCCAAATTATCAGTAAAATTTCCTACAGATTGTCCTCCGGTTGCAGAAAATCTGGAAGAACTAGAAATACCAAAACGATTTGTTATTGAAGTAAGAGAATTAAAAATAGGTGACATAAATTAATACCTTTGGTAGCCACCACTTACATTTGACAGTATTTTATAGTTAGTTGTTGTTGCTGCAGAACCAACAGTGTTAATTGCAGTGAAATTAAAGAAGTCATATCCAGAAGTATTACCTGTTGCAACAATTCCAAAAAGATATGCGATATGTGTTTGAACTCCAACTGCAGCATTAGCACCAAATGCAACACCATTTAATGTAACACTTGTACATGCATATGCTGTCGTTCCTTGATTTACAATTACCGAGAACGAAAGTATACGATTATCAAAAGAACTATCTGTTGGAATATTTACAACATTTAATTTAATGGGTCCAGTTGGATTTGAACAAATTGCTACATTTCCTCCACCACTATCATATGAGAGTGTTATATCATTTCCATCAAATATTGTTACTTTATCCGATGCAGAAGATAGTCTTAGATCGGTAACAGAAGTAATTCCAGAAACTAAACCATTAAAAATAGATACTCCACTGGTATTAATTGTTTCAATAGAACTATAAAGTTCCTGAAAATTACTATTAATCTTTACCGCGCCTGTTAATAGATCGTCGCCGGTTCCATCATTTGGTACTGATCCAGTAGATATTCCTTGATATGCCATTTCTTAATACTTTTTAGTTATTTAGTTTCAGCAAGAATAAGATAGTAGCACTCAATGGGAAAGTTACTATAAGACTGCAGACGAACTTCTTTAATATCAACAGTTTTAACAACAATATCTTGGGATGCACCACAAGCAGTTAGAGAAATTGTAATGGTCTTTGGATTTACAGTTTCTTCCCATTCCTCTGGTAGTTTAATAACAGTGTCATTAAATACTTTTCCTCTTGCAATCACAAGATTTTCTGTATCAGTATAAAGTGTATTTTTCATAAGATCACAAGCAAGTTGTAGTTCCGTCTATACTTTGTTCGGTTTCTTCTATATATGCTTCAAGTTTCTCATATTCATCAACTCGATCACTTTCTCCACCAATTGATTGACGAAGACCCCATATTTTTAATGAATATTCCGATCTTTCTTTTCTTAATGCATTTGCTGCATCAACTTTTGATTGTATACAATTAGATCCAGAAGAAAGCTTTGCTTCAGCAACATCTCTTGCCGAAATAGAAGATGTTAATGTATTTTCAATTGCAGTGCATCCACCTGGAGGACTAATTGCAGAATAAAGACCAGTCAATACTGGTGTTGTTATAGTTGTCCCTTCTGATTGAGGAATTCCTAAGACAGAAGGTGCAACAGTAAATCCAACAATATTATAAATTCTACCAGCACCAACTTTTGGTTCTTTAATTTTTTCTCCTTTCTTTTCAATTCCTTCCAACTCAGGTTTCCAACTTTGTGTTGCAGGAGGTTTTGCGCTGTTATCATATTCAATGAATGTGCCAATACCAATTGTACTCGAATTCATAATTCCAATTGTCTGTGGAGAAAATGGATTCCTAGTAAATTTAACTTGATATTTAAATCTGGTTTTTCTTTGATCAAATGTGTCAGGATCAGTTACAACAGTAAATTCTGTATAGGACCCATCACTTTCTGGCAAAGAAGAAAATCCAACTGTAAAATTTTCTAATATAATTGTATTTGTATCAAAAGAAGTAGTTGCGATACCAACAACTTCCTCCATTACAATTGTAGATATTCCGGTAACTGTTGTAGTGCCAAATCCAACTATTTTATTACTGGTCCCAGGAAAAACACCATTTTTTGATGATGTAATTAAATTCCCAATGTCAAAAGTAGATATAAGTTCTTCCGATGATTGTGACATAACTGCAAGTATAGTTGATGCTGTTCCAACTACACCAATAAAACTTCCAATAGTAGTGTCGCCAATATCTTTCATATATGGTTCATCATAATATTTAATTGCATGTAAATTATCACCTTGAATTCCAGGAATTTCAATTACACCATCTGCATATGTTGTAATTCCACCAGAAGAATCCAAAAAAGCAACAGAAGATCCATATCCAGTAATGGATAACTTAGTGACAACCAAAGAATAATCTCCAGTGCTTGTATTAAATCCAACAACTCTCCAAAATAAATCAGTTCTACAATTACTGTCAATACGATCTTGATATGCAGACTGAACTCCAACTAAAGTATTATTGACAATTGTTATATCACCAAGTAAATCTGAGTCTATTGATTTAACAGCATTATCATAATCCTCTTTAAGAGCATCGGTAAGTAATATTTCTTCCTTATAGTATTCAATATTACTTAATTTTCGTTCTTTCTTTTGAGCAATATCTTTTTTAACTTTGTCAGTTAGTGCCACTTTGTTTACCTCTCATTTCAGTTCCTTCATATTCAACTTCCAAGTCTGGAACATCTTTTCTTTTCCCATAAACAACATAACTACAATTTATTGAACCACCCGAATTGTTCTGAATAATCACTTTAGTTCCCCACTCAATTGCTTTTACAAATAATTCTTGGTAACAACCATGTGGAGTTAGATTAACTGTAATTGTCTCTGAATCAACAAGACCTCTCCAGTATTCTGGGAGTTCTATCGTCGTACTATCTATAAGTTTTCCTCTATAGTAAACACCAATTTCAGGACCTTCTAAACAAGTATGTACTAACCGGTGGTTTGGTTTTGTTGGGTGTGGTATATCAAACTGCTTAAACGGAGCAGCAACATTTGCGAATGTGCCAAGTTCAGCTTTACATATATCAGTTTTAAGTAGTCCATTTACAGTCACTATTCCATTAAAAACTTTAGCATCTGACCTTGCTTCTGCACCAATTGCTGCTTTTGCTGCAGTAATTACTTCTGCCCCAGTTAAAGTCTTTGATCCAGTCCAGGTTAATATCCCATATCCATTAGTACTTGGGGAAGAAATAACAATAGATGTTTGATTTGAAATACTAATTACCAAAGAGTTTATGTTTATTCCAACTGGACCAGCAATGTCCCCCAACATCACATCAATAGGAGTTGGCGGTAAAGTTTTGGAAGAGACCTTAAAGATAGATGGTGGTGGTGGCGTAAGTGCATCAACATTAACACAGCGAGCAACCATCAAGTTTGCTTCTGCAGTAGGATATGTTAAAGGATTACCAACAATCATTGGTCCTTCAATGTATGCAGATCCTCTAATTTCAGTTGGACCTATACCAAGTCCAACAGGATCTCCACATCCAACAAATAATCTTTTTTCTACATATAAGTCTGGCGTTTTCAAATTATCATCCTCCCAATTTACTTCTCAAAATTTGTAATGTTTCATTTAATGTATTAGATGAACAAGGTTTTGTTGCTCTTTTGGGAACTCCTGCCAATGCAGTTGATGCGCCATCCGCAAAATCTATAAGACCCCCATAGCAATTTAATATTGTTTGGCCTAATATGTTTACAGTGTCTTCTGAAACAATTTTTACCGCTGTACTTCCTTTTACATTAACATAAGGTGCTTCTATATTGACCTTTTCGTTTGCCGAAAGAGTAATAGATCCAGTGCTTCCATTATATCCAGTTGCAATTAGTTCAATATCTCTTGCCCAGATTTTTACCTTTGCATTGGGTGCGCCAAGCCATAAATCACCATCTACAGATTCAAAAAATATTCCACAGTTTTCAGGTTGAGCATTTGGTAAAGGAATACCAGACACTGATTTTCCACTATTTACAGTATCACCTGCCTTGACATGAAAGGTTCCAGTAGAACGACAAACCGTTCCATTTTTTCTATGAGGTGCTCCAGTTGAACACATTTCAATATAATGATTTGACTCATATCCACTTCTTACAATAAAAGAATCAAGTTCATTGTTCTCAGTAATATGTCCAAATTTTATTTCTCCATCTTTATTACCATATCTTATGGTATCGTAATTTTGTGGTTTAGACATTATTGAGGAACTCTAAAGAAATTTACATCAGGTGCTTTGCCAACACAATCAACAACAGAAATAATTTGATCCTGTATTCCAGGTTCTTTGAATTGATCTGCAGATACTCTATCTATACAGAATCTTGGAGTGAGTTTTGCATTGAATCCTGTTTCACTTTCAATGTAAATATTTGGAACTTCTTTAAATCCTTCTCCAACAGATGTAATTCTAACTCTTTCTAGAGTTCCAAATGCACCAAAGGTAGGAACTGCCACCGCACCATTTGAAGGTTCTATTACGATCTTATCTGTTTCTGTATAATTAAATCCAGAGTTTGCAATCTCAAGACCACAGAGATAAAGAATAACTGGATACTTACCATCATCAAATCCAGGATAATCTCCTCTAACAAAGTCACTTGGTGCTTGTGTTGGTGCAGTTATCGTTCCTTGTGTATTTACTATTTGATATTTTCCTCCTATAATAGTCTCATTTCCTAGTTCTTCTGTTGTTCCATTAGGAAGTCTAACAGAATCTCCAGGAAATATTTCTATATTTTCCCCAGGAACATAAGGTCTGTCATATGTTCCATCTTCTCGTTGTACTGTTGTTTGGCCCTTTTCTGCCCAGACTCTTCCATCTCCACCAAGATCTCCATTAGGCGCTGACAAATATCCACTCCCATTATCATCCATAATTACCCCAACAACTCCAATAGTAGTTTCTCCTTCAGTTGGTGTTGGTGTAGGTGTAGGAGTTTGTGTTGGTGTAAGAGTTTGTGTTGATTCTACATTTAATGTAGGCAATACACCTGATGTCAATGGATCATTAACTCTTCCAAGAACTGCTCTACCAACGGCACCTTTACCCTTACCACAGGGATCGACAAATCTAACAAAAGGTGCTGAGGTATAACTTGAACCAGGAAGTGTTATATCAACTCCCATAATTTCTCCAGCAGCACTTATAATTGCATTTCCTGCAGCACCAGATCCACCTCCACCAAAAAATTCAACTGTAGGAGGTCCACAAAAAATCGCACCAACATTACAAGGATTATTAAAGACATCTGAAAAATCCAAATCAAAATCAAAATTATCCGGATTTACCGATTGTGTGACATTAGAAGCAAAAGTTTTTACTTTATTGAACAGAGAATTTATATCTAAATTTAATCCTTGTCCTGGGCCATCATAGATACTCCATTCTTTGATTTTAGAACAGTTTGGTGGATCATCACAAGATAAGAATGTAAGAATATCTTTAACTATTTGTAGAACATCTCCAACCAGATCAGCGGCACCCAAAATTGCATTTACTGGTGCCATAATTGCATCAAGTGCAGAACTAATCAGTCCGGTAAGTTTTCCGATAAGTCCTGCAAGAATATTTTCAGCAGCACATAAAGGAACATTTATAAAACGATCAACAGCACTCAATAAAAACTTAGTCAACATTGAAATCAGTTGACTAATAATTTTTCTTATAAGACAATTAAACAAATTTTTTGATTTTTCAAGTGCCTCTTTTCCTTTTTGTCTTTGATATGGAAAAAGAAAATAGTATAGTTCCTTTGCAGCTCCCTCTATGTTTTGATCTATTCTTTCCTTTATTTTATTAATAAAATTTTTAAACCAACCAGATATACGCTGTGCAGCATTTTGAACCTTATATTGAATATATTCTTGCAGTCCAAACTTTTGACCATTCTCGCTGATTAATTCGTTTGTAAGTTTATATCTCCAATCATTGATTTCTTTTTTAACTCTCTCAATATCTTGGATTAAATTTTTTATTGTAAGAGCAACTCCAGTTAATTCTATTGGTTCGCAAGTTGATGTTGTTGGTATAGGTGTTAATCTCTCTTGGTCTCTGGATTGTGCATCGTCTTCAATATTTGTTTGTTTATCCGCTACCGCAGATTCAATGGTTGGTGATGTTTTCCCATCAGCAGATTTTGGAACACCAGTAGGATCTACTGGAACAGAATATAGTGGAGTTGTTGATAATCCTCTTAGTGGATCAAATCCATTCTTTTGTTTTGCATTCAAATAAGTTTGACTATTATTACCAATACACCCAATAATAAGAGGTTCATTACCTTCACTGTCTTTGTAAACTCCAAAAACAACAGAACCTTGTCTTAGATTTGATGTTTGATAACTTGCACCATGTCCTGTTCCAGCAGTGACTGGATACATAACCTCACATAACTCAAGTTTATCATCAGGTAACTTGTTTTTATTTTGAGTATGTTTACCAACAATTCTAACCTTATATCTTGCTCCCCAACCAGGAAGTTGATCAATTGAAGACCACTTCTCAGCTAATTGATTTCCTTTCCAAGATACATCATCTACAATAATTCCCGTCCACCACCTAACATCATCTCCAATTTTTTGAGTGTCGAAAAGATTATTTGTCATCTTTTAAATGGTTTCCTACCATAAGAATCTCTCACTAAAGTGAGTTGTGTATATGTACCATCACGAGGATCCAATTGTTGGGTGAGATTTGCAATCATATAAATTCCACTATTCTTACCACTTACTACTTGAGTTCTATCGGAACTTAATTCTGGAAAATCACAATAAATCAAATCACCAGCACGATGAGAGTAGTCTCCTGCTATTACAATATTTAACACAATTGTGAAAAGTTGATTATAGCGACTTGCCGCCTGAGCGGCAATAAATTCTACATTATAATCTTTCTTTTTGGATTTTTCTTTATCAATTGGCTGTTTAATTCCATAAGGTTGCATCTTACTGATGATTCTTGTTGGCTTTCCAATAATATCATCTGGTAAAGATGGGAGGTTAAATCCAGCAAGATTCACTCCTTTTGCTCCTTCACTTTGGGCTAAAAATTCTTTTTCTGTGTACGCAGTATCAAAATAATTATAAGTTTTCACCTGAGATCCCCAAGCACCAATTGCCATTTTTTGTTGGACATCAATGTTAATCACTGGAGTTGCTTGTAAGATTTTGCCATCATATCCAACAGGTAATTCTGTAGTATTGTTGTAAATGTATTTTTTATATTCATTTCTTTCGTCGAGTAGCTTTTCGATCGATCTAAATTGAAATCCATCATAAGTTTCAAAGAAGAAAAATCCTGCAGATGTTTCAGTTCCACCCTCTGGTATGCATCTTTTACCTAAAGAAGTGCATTTATAAAATGGTTTCTCAATATGGGCATTAAAAGGATATTCATTTTCAGTGACTTCAATGTTAAGATCTTTAGGAGTCTTTAAGAAATCTTTAAGTATTCTATAAACAGAGTCTGATATTTTTCCTTCAAATGATTCGTCAACTCTAGTTTCTGCAAGTTCATTTTTAAAAAATTCGTTGGTAACTAGATCAATCACAAAAACCATATTCTGCGTGTGCTCTATTTTATTTCTGATTCTTCCTATGCGAAATACTTTCTCGTCTGAAAATCTTAGTTGATTTCCATATCCATCTTCAATATGAAGTTCAACCTTTTCTCCACCAGATAAATCGAGTCCCTCAATTAAACCAACATATTTTCCATCGCCCTCAATTGAATATCCAGTATCGGCAATGGTTGCGGTTGCTTTGATTTGATTTTCAAGAATACTTTCGTAATAATATAAGTTTACGAAAAGACCTTCCTTCTGCGTGATATCCGCAAACTTTCCATTACGATTCGAATGGATCCTGAATTTTGTAACATTAAAGTTCGTTACTGCCTGATTATATAATCCCATTATGCGTTGGCTAATGTTGCTTGAGTTTGATTAACTGATTGTGTGCTTGCTATATTATTTACTATACCACCACCAGTTGGAACTGGAGTTAGTTGCGGTGTGGAAATTAGTTGCCTAGCTATTATAGTTTCTTTGATTCCCCCATAAATAATTTCTTGGTTTAATCCAGAAGCACTGTTTGGTAAGGTTGATGGTGCTAGTGATGCCTTTTCATATTGTCCAGTTTTCGGATTTAATTTTAATCCAGAATGTCTTTTAAGATCCAAAGATGGTCTAGTTAGATTAGTTCTAACCTGAGCAGGTGGTGGCGATGATGGACGAGTATCTGGTTTCGGAGTTGGGGTTGGCCGATTACTAAGATTACTTCCAGTTTTTGCGGAATTAATAATTTCTCTTGATAATCCTTGCCATCTTGAATATTTTACATTTTTATTAGGTTCATAAAAATCTATACTAGCATGTTGACCTGTTATATTTCCAATTCCAGGTTCCCCAGGTTTTCCCATCCTACCTAAAACTTGGCCAGTATTTACTTGTTGTCCTGGGGCTACTGATATTCCACCATCAGGGAAGTGAGAATATAAAACATCTACTTTTTTCCCATTTACTGGATCAATAGATTCAACTACTACAACATTTCCATATCCAGATCCATATAGTTTCCCCACTTCTTTCACTTTTCCTGGGAGAATTGCAATATTATTATTTCCTTTCCAAGTAACATCAAATCCAGGTTCTCCGGATTCATCAACAACTCCTTTTATATAATCAGCTTTTGGTATTCTTCCGTGAGATAATGTTACTCTATATTTCTCTAGTGATTGTTGATATCTACTCAAGTAACCTGAAGTATGGACATTTGGTTGACTGCCACCTGGCAATGATGGATAAACTCCTTTTAATTTGTTTGCTAAGATCATTGGATCTTTTCTTGCATCTTGTATTAACTGCGCTTCACCTCCAGGATAAATTCCGGCTATATAAGCTCTCGCAATTTTTGTTTGATTTTCTTCATTAAATTTATCTCTTTCATAATTGAGTCCAGCAGCTTCAGCTCTTTGTTTTAATACATTAACTCCATTGTATACGGGCAATTGCTGAAACTTCCCTAATGCGCCACTTCCAGCAATTGCTCTTTGATTCATTCCAACTTCTCTCGCTTGAGCAATGGTCATATTTCTAAGACCAGTAACTACCTTACCAGGATTGACAGAATCCCACCCACCTTCAGCTCCGGCAATGGCTTCTAATGCAGCTTTTACTTCTGGCGGCGCATCTCCGGGTAACATTCCTCCACCAGCTCCGCCCCCACCACCATCAGGTGCCCCACCACCAGGGGCCATATAATCTTCTTTGGTAAATTGCTGACGAATTGATTGTAGTGTTTGATTGACCTGACTATTAACCATAGCCTCAAGAGCTTTACCAATACTTTCACCAATCTTCATCCCAATATTTTCATTGGTTGACAGTGTTCTTGGTACCATACCACCAGCAGCAAGTCCAACTATTTGATTTTGAATACCTGCAATTGTTCCATTCGTTTCTGCATCGATTGCATTCTGAATCAAATGTCCGAATCCAGTTCCAATTCTTTTGAATGTAGTTGGATCTGGTCTTTGTCCCATTGTCGAATCTATAGCAGCACCCATAATGCCACCGATCAACGGAACTCGTTCTTTATAATTTTTGGAAGCATTTTCTAATGTCCCAAGTGGATTCTTTTGTCTAGGATTCGTAGGAGATGTGAATAATTTTTTGATCTCTTCTCTTCCACCGACATCTTTTCCTGGTATTGTTTTTTGTGGTTTAATTTTTGTTGGTTTGGGTCTTGTTCGCTTAATGGTTCTTTTGATTGGAGCAGAAACTCTTTTTCCACCTCTGGTAGCTTGGCCACCTTGAGCTTTTGCCTTAAGTTTATCGCCACCAACCAAAGAATCATAAAGTGCTCCACCAACAATATCACCAAGAATACCACCAAGAATAGTTCCAGCAAATGGAACTGGAACAAATGTTCCTAGAGCAGAACCAATTGTAGCACCAACTGCCTTTGCTGCTGCTCTTCCTGGTTTCTCTTTGAATATAACTGTACTGATAATAAAATCAACAAGACCACCAATAATTGGAACTTTTCCAAGTGCCTTACCAGCAAGTCTTCCGGCAAATCTACTAGGAGCTTTTCCGGTTAATCCAGTAAAACTTCTTTTTCCAAACTTTTTAATATAAGCATCTTGTCCATATTGATTCAGATATCTTGCCTGTGCTCTTTTACTGACTCTCTGTCCAGTTTGTTTGTCAACTCCTAGTCTTTCTTTTTTTCCGCCCCCACCACTAAAATCTGCACTACCAGCAGCAGTCATTCCAGCAATAATAGCTAGATTTGCAAAGGTATTAAATTGTTTGTCGAATTCTTGTAATCTCTTTTCGGTATCATCTCCACTGATACCTACAATAATTTCCTTAACTTTATCGTATGCCTTGTATCCAAATCCAACAAAATCCACAAAACCATTTAAAATATTTCCAGTAATATTCTCAAAGGTTGTAAATGCTGGACCTAAATTTTTAAGTAATCCCAATACTTGTGGAATGTGCTTTCCAAATTTTGTAAATGCAGCACCAAGTACAGTGTAGAAAAGGAACTGTTTGATTCTATCCAAAAATCCCATCTTGGGAAATTCTGTTGGTTTAAAATCTGGAATCAGTTTGTTTTTCTTTTCTTCTGATTTCAGTTCTTTCTCTTGAAATTTTTGTTGCTCTTGTTCTTTTCTTTGTCTTTCTTCTGATTTTTTTAATAATGAATTATTACCTTTAACAAGCTTTAGAATCAATAGAAGATTTCTTCTAATCTCTATGACTTCTGACAATAAAGTTTTCTTTGGTTGGGTTTCATTTTCTTCTGGTTTGACATCGGAAGGATTAATATTTGGTGTTGATCCAGAAGAAACACCAGAAGAAACAGAAACTCTCTGAGAAGATAAGCCTCTATTTTCGGTTCTATTTTGTGGTATAAATTTATTTGTGTCTATTTTTGCCATCAGCCTAGACCATAGATAGAAGCATTAATTGAAGCTTGAGTAGAGTCTGGTGGTACAAATTGTGGAATTTTTGTGCCGCCAGAAGAAGCAACTTGTTGATTTGCTTGTTGTGTAATTGGCGGTAAATCAACAAATGATATTTTTTGATTTGCTGTTGGGGGTCCTGGTAGTTGCATTTTTGCTTGTGGTGCAAGTTGTAAACTTTCTTTATAAACTTGTTGTAGTAATTCAGGTTTTTTTACTGGTTGATTGTAGTAACTCTTACCTTCTAAGTTTGGTAATGAACTCCATTCTCCCGCAACTGAATTTAAAATTCCTCGACTAAGACCTTGTGTTTTCAGTTGAGATAAAGTAACTCCTCTTCTTTTTGCTAATTCCCAGGCAGCACGGTCCTGAGTTTCTGGTGTCATTTTATCGGATGGCTTTAATACATTCATCACCATTAACTGTTTTAAAGTATTAGGCATAAATTGGTATGCACCAGATGCTCTAGATCTACCACTTGGCCAAGGTGCTCTTCCTCCACCAAGTCTTTTTGGTAGCATATCAGACATCTGCATATTAATTAATTCTTTCACTGTCATTTGACGAATTGGAACTTCCGCCCCACCATAAATGGTATCATAAGAATTTTTAGATTTTATAGTTCCTTCCGCAACTTTAAGTGATCTCAAGAATGCCTGAACTTCTCTAGATTTATACTCATAATTTGGTGCTGGGCCATGCCATGATGGCTTAATAGTTGTTTGTGGAGTTGGATTTTTGGAACCAAATAATCTTCCAATACCTCGCATCATTCCACCGATCATACCACCACCTTGTGCCATCTGAACATTATTGACGAATTTGGGAATGTTGGTTCCTCCCCCCATCTTATTCATCGCCAGAAGCCTATCTGCGCCCCAGTAGTCCACTGCTTTCTTGCTGAACACCACTTCACCTGGCTGTAGCACTGTTGCCTGTGTATCGGCTCCAGCTCCGGTTACAGTGAGTCCTGTACTATCATCCACAAAGCCACCTTCAAATGGCTGCAGATAAGTTTGCTGCCCGCCTCCCGTAAATGCCCTAGCAAGTGGAATTAATCCTCCACCTTTAAATGCTGGAATACCTCTAGAAGATGTAGTGTCAAGCATACTCTTCTGTGGACTTGGTGATTTTCCGTAATTTGGATCTGCACTTTGCAATTCTTGATCTTGCTTTTGTGTTCTAGATTGCATATACATCCCAACACCAGCCGCAGCACCAGCAGCACCAATTGCTATCGCTGTTTTAGGATACTTTGCAATTAATTTCATTAATCCAGGAATAGCAAACTTTGATAGTCTTAATGTAAGTTTTGCTACCATTCCAATAAATGCACGAACAAATTTACCAAATGGAGTGGTAAATAAGACGATGGCACCCATCAATGCTGGCCACCAATCCTTCAAGAACTTTTTGAGGGTCTCAACTCGTTCTTTATTCTGTGGATTATTCAGCCATTTCACAAAGTTTACAAATGCCTTTCCAAGTAAAGTAAAGACAATAAATCTTATGATCTTGTCGAGAATCCCCTGAACTGGAGCAAGAAGACCAGCAGCAGCAGATGCAACTTTACCAATTCCAGTTTCTAGTGACTCTTCTCTCTTTTGTCTTCTTAAGACTTCAGCTTGTTTTCTTTCGGAATCTTCTCGTTTTTTATCTAACTTACTTCTTTCCGTTAGTATTTCGAGTATTTTTGATACTGATCTGTTGATTGATACTACATGCTTTAGTAAATCGTCGGATTTTTGTTGCTCTGGTTTTGGTTGTTCAGTTACAAGGCTTTCTGGCTGTACTCTTGCTCTTGGTGCTGATGTTACTGCCCTGACATTTGTAGCATTAATTTTTCCAGATTTTTTTAGTTTAAATTTTCCTACTTTATCTTTTACGCGATACAATTCTTTTTGTAAGATTTTAAGATGTTTTTTCGGTATCTTTTTTCCATTTGACCAAGATCCTTCTAACAGGCTTTGTGAAATCAGATCCCTATAATCTTCGTAGTCTCCTTCGGAGACATCATCCATTCCAATAAGTTTTAGTAAGTCTGGATCAATTTCCTCATCTACTAAATCGCCGCCACGAGTGCCTTCGTATATTGGTTCACTAGTGGGCGTTGTTGGCTCTTCTCTTTTATTTTTAATAGAATCTTCTAGGCTAGGAATATCTGGTTCATTCTTAAGATATTGCTCGACCAGCCATTCTTGATACTTTTTATTTTCTTCTTCGAATTTTTTTGATTTTTCTTCTTCAAACAGTGGGAATCCACGAGAATCTTTTTTTATGTTTCTGATAATTGTATCAGCTTCTTTATCACTTAATCTGACTTCAGAATAATATGATTTACCGTCAGGTTGCTTTTTGCCAGTAAGTTTCGCCTTCAGTATAATCCAGGTTTTTTCGCTAACCTGATTAAATGTGAACCATTTTACTGGTAATCCTGACGGTATGCCAATTTGCATTTTATTGTTGCTGTTTTAGTTTTTCTTCTTCTAAATGATTCTTCAATAAAGTTACATAAACATCTCTCTCCCAAGGGATCCACGCTTCAATCTCAGTCAAAGAATATTTATGATATTGCATCAAGGAGAAATTGAGCTGATAATAATTCTCCAGATCCATATGAGAAAGACTTATACGAAAAAAGATGTTAATCCCTCAATTGTTACTTCACTTTCGACCTTTGTTTTTGGATTTTTGATTTTAATTGTATGAGATAGTTTTGGCATGGTTTCAAAAAATTTCTCAATTAATTTAAACTGAGAAGAATTCATTTGATCTAGGAATTCTTGTAATTCTTTTTTTGTCACATCAGAAGTTGACCATACTTCATCTTCGGTATAAATTTTATCAATACAAGACCCAATTAAATCAAATGCCTGCTCCATATCATCAGCAGAATTGAGATCAAAATTATTTTTAATAAATTGATCCAATGATGGATATTTCATCTCCAGATATATCTTATCATCAAGTTTAATTTTTTTATCGTGCCCATCAAATTTCTGGACTTCGATTTCATCAATGTTGATTTTTACTGGAACTGTAGTTTCTTCGTCATCTGGACAAATCACATTAACTTCAATGTCTTCTCCAACTGATTTTCCACGAATGTTAAGGAATAGATATTCGATATCAAATGTCGGAAGAGTTTCTACTTTGATTCCTCTTGTTTCGATGCAATTCTTTAGTACAGTTTTGATTGCTTCGGTGATTTGTCTTGAATCTTCGCTTTCTAGTGCCAAGACAAGTAGCTTTTCTTCTCGGACTAAAAATGGTCTATATTTTATTTCTTTTCCAGTTGATGGTAAAGTTAGATGATAAGTTGGCGCAGAAATCTTTGGTAATGGCATAATGTTCTTATGATCGAGTCATTGTGATTATTTATTTAACTGGTTGGAGCCGGAGGAGCCTCAGGCCTGCCAGTGTTTGGATTAACTGGAACGCCATTAATTGTTGGCGGAAACGGAGCTTCTGGAATTCCATTAGGTGTAGTTGGCTCCTCTGGATCATTTACAAATTGCGCATAATCTTTAGACAATACATAACGACTATAAGTAAATGAAACAGTACATTTCAATAGTTGTGAGGTATCATAAGATACAGGCATTGTCGTAATACTGATCGGATATGCATTGATAAATTGATAAGTTAGTGGTCTTCCCTTGTCAGGTTCTTTTTTTTGTGCTGGCTCAGACGAATCATAATCTCGTTCAAATTTTGTGATGAATAAATTATCTGTCTTATAATCGTCTGGGAAGTTGACTCTATAATTATAATTTCTGCTTACCTGTGGTGGTTGGTTTCGATTTGTTGCGGTTAATAAATTTTCTCCGACAACATAAGAAATCCAATTTTCAAAAAAGTCAATCACAAAATAATTACTATCGACAATAAAAGTAAAGTCTGCGCGATCATCATATGATCTACGATATGCATGTCTTTCTGTGACTCCAGTGTAATCATTATTAATTTCATGCGTCATCACAGATGATCCAGGCAATGATGCATCCGAACAAGAAAGTCTAATTAATTCTTGCGTATTTCCTTGATATTGCCCGCCTTTAAATCCAGCGTCAAATCTTTCCCGAAGAAATTGTTGAACCTTACTGCCACCATTAGCTAGATTGCCTGGCGGTAAAAACTCACAAATAAAATTTGATGTCAAAGCAGGTTGCAATAACTTGCTCTTAATTGCAGACATCTTGTATGGTTTTATTCCTGGGCCTGCCATTGATAAATAACTTTACTGCATATAATATTTAGGAATAGATGGGGAATAAAAATTTCATTCAGGGATATTTTCACCCACAAAATCCGAAGAAATATATTGGGAACACAGAGAATATTGTTTATAGAAGTTCCTGGGAACTACGATTTATGAATTGGTGTGATTTGAACGAAAGTGTCATCGCTTATGGATCTGAAGAGTTTTTTATTCCTTATCGCTCTCCAATGGATAATAAAATTCACAGATATTTTCCTGACTTTATCATAAAAATCAAAGAGCAGTCTGGAGAATTAAAGACTTATGTGATTGAAGTTAAGCCAAAAAAGCAAACTGCCCCACCAAAACAACCAAAAAGAAAAACCAAAAATTGGTTGTATGAAATGAAGACTTATAGTGTGAATCAAGCAAAGTGGGCAGCCGCAGATGAATGGTGCAGAGGTAGAGGAATGGAATTCAAGGTGATTACAGAAAAAGAACTTGGGTTATAAAAATGTTTAAACCATTAGACAATCAGGCTCGTAGGCTCTGGAAAGTATTTGGAACAATCAGAACTTGGTTTTCAACTCTGACAAAATCATCAGAACGAAAACTAAAAAGAGAAGAAGAAGAAATAAAATTTGAGGAACAAAAACTTCAAAGAGAAGCTCCTAGATCTTATGTTCAAGATCAACTCAGAGATAGGAAAAGAAGATTACAACAGCAGCAAGATGAGTTCTACAGCTTTAAAAATTTAATTGATAGTTTACCAAAAAATCAATCACCAAATTTTTATTTCAATGCCCTAATTGGCATTTTGTCTAGACTTGGTAGAACAGAAGAAACGATGGAAACTGGTAAAATCTATACCTTCAAGTATATCGCAAAAACAAAAGGACAATGGTATGATGTTCACCCAGTGAGCTTAATCGTGAAGGAAGGTAGACAATATTGGAAAGGAGTTAATTATCATTGGGAACGGCACCCAGAATATATTCAGAGTCCAATAAGAACTTATGCGTATGAAGGAATGCAGTCGATGTTTTATTATATTAAACCTCAGGAACTAGAATATGTTTTACGAATTCCTTCATTTTTTCCAGTGTTCATTTCTGGAAGATAAATAGATAAAAAACGATAATGTCTCATACTCTACAAAAAATTGAGATGGTTGTGTCCCTTATGTGGGGGTGGTTCTGATGGCTGACAAAGTAAAATATATCTACGGTGAGCAATTTGCACAAAAATTACCAGGAAGTAATCAAAATTTTTATTTTAGAACAGTAACATCATATGAAGTAGATGGTAATGGAAAACCCATAGAAGGATCGGCACAAACTAATTTATATTATGCACCTAAACCTGCAGCAAGAACTTCTGACGGAAAAACATGGACTCCAGGAACTGCCGACTCCGCAGATAATTTTGATCAAGGCGGATGGGTTACTGCTGGAAAAACTCTTGATAATGGAAAATCTTATGCGTTTTTGTTTTATACGCAACAAGATGCAGATCTTGGGAGAATTCCTCCAGGAAAAAAAGTCGGAGATGAAATTTTAGGAGCAACTACGCAACTGTCTTTAACTACAAGTGGTGGTAGGTTTTATGAGGCAGTACAAAACAACCTCATCAATCTTGCAGTAAATACTCAACCAGGACTTGCAAAAGTAGTTTCAGCAAAACAAGCAAATGTAGCAGCAGTTGCGCAAACCCAAACTCCAATAGACGCACCTTCTGTTCCGCTAGAAATTCCAGAAATAGAATCAGATAGCACAGAAACAAATTACGAAGATCTAGTATACCCAACAAAGTTGAGAGATAATGGTCAAGATTTTATTCAATTCATTTCATATACTTATGGTGGCAGATCATTTTCACCTGGAGCTACTGGAGATTTATCTCTAGGAATCGGGGACAGAAAATTGAAAAAAACTAAAGGGTCAGTAACTTTACCAATTCAACCATCTATTATCGATACGAATAGTGTAGAATGGGGGAGCGAAAATTTGAATCCTGTGACGGCATTTGCTGCATCTCTTTCTTTTGGCACAATGAGCAATCCATCACAGGCATTCAATGAAGCTATAGAAACAGCCGATAGAGTATTGAGAGAAAATGCAAATATAAGCCCAGCCGCAAGATTATATTTTGCCGGAAAGGCAGTTGGCATAAATGGTTTATTATCTAGAATTGGTGGAGGAATATTAAATCCAAATATGGAATTGTTGTTTCAAGGTCCACAATTAAGACCATTCACATTTACCTTCAAATTATCACCCAGAAACAGTAAAGAAGCAACTGAAGTAAAAAAAATCATAAGATACTTCAAGCAAAATATGTCAGTAAAAACAACTGCAGACAACATATTTTTGAAAGCACCAAATGTATTCCAAATAAAATACATAGATGGAGAAACAAGAAAAGATCACACCTCACTCAATAGAATTAAGATGTGTGCATTACAAATTTGTAATGTAGACTATACTCCAGATGGATCTTATATGACATTTAAAGACCCAGATAGTGGAAATCCCATGACATCTTATAGTTTAACATTGCAGTTCCAAGAACTAGAACCAGTAACAGAAAAGGATTACAAAGGAAAAGATATTGGTGGTCCAAATATACGAAATACAAACATAGGTTACTAAAAATGCCCTCATACTTCAGACAAGTTCCAGATTTCGAATATGTCAGCAGAGATCCTAATCAAAGGCAAATCTCAGAGTATGCGACTGTAAAAAATCTATTCCGTCGTGGTAAACTTCGTGAGGATATTTTTGGAAATCTATCATACTTCACCAAGTATAAAATCATTGGAGACGA